TTCTTCTGGAACAAAATCTAAATCATAACTTTCATTTTCTACTGTTAATACTTTGGTCATTTAAAATTTACTTTCTCTACCCGATGTGGATAGTTTGCTTCTTTATAATATCGTTTACGTTCAGTTAAATGTCGTTTACTGAACTTAGCACTACTTGTGATATCATAAATCTGAACATGGTCTTTGTCTTTTGCTTTGCGAATACCACGCCCAATACTTTGGATTACCCTTACAAAACTTTTCCCAGGCTCAATAAGCACAAGGTTAAAAATGCGAGGTATGTTAATTCCCACCGCAGCAACCCCATAAGTTGCGATGATAATTTTACCATCAGCACTAGAAACTTCATCATATTCTTCCTTTCTGTCTTTGCTTTTCATACTACCACTGATGAATACTGTTTCATCACCCAAACGTTCTACTAATCCTTCCCCTGCTTTAATACGGTCAACTAGTACAAGTGTATTTCCATTTTCCGCAAGGTCACTGATGAACTCTGCCATGTAGTCTAGTCTATTCTTGTCGGTTGTCAAGTATGTTAGTTCGCTTTGATAGTTTCCATAACTTACATTATCTTGTAACTGAATAATATTCACATCACACTGCGCAAGAACACCTTGGTCTTGTAACTCACTTGCTGCCAATTGATGAACAACTTCGCCAATACTAACTTCTAAACTTAGTCGCTCATGGTCTGCTTTTGGAATTGTTCCTGTCAATCCCCATCGAATGGGAACATTACGAAAACTTCCCGTTAGCAGTTTTTTAAGAACATCTGCTTTTGCCTGATGTACTTCGTCAATCATTACACACACCACATCCTCGGCAAAATCATCCAAACTCAATTCGCTTTCACCATCACGGAACCTTTTTTCCATAATGTTCAAACTTTGCCAAGTACAAATGGTGTGTGTTTTGCCAAACTCTTTTCGGTCTCCAAAGTATACACCTACATCTAACCCCAAGTTAATGTAGTCTGCTTCAGTTTGTGTAACCAAATCTTTGTTTGGAACAATAACAATACTGCGTCCATAGGGTTCGATTAGATTGCTAAGTGCCGCAGTCATGAGTGTCTTACCCGCACCTGTGGCAATCTCTTGGATGCTTTGTGGATTTTCTAAAAACTTATTAATAATTTCAACTTGATAGTCACGCAACATAACAGGTTCACCTTCCACTGGATGTCCCTTAGGCCAAACACGGTCAGCAAAATGGTCTTGTGTGATTTGAGAAAAATCCAGTTTCCAATTGTTTCTGTTATCTACTACTTCGATTTCATATCCATCTTCAGTAATAATATCAAAAATATGAGGCAGAGCATTCACAAATGTGTTTCCACCAACCGTAAAGAAACCGACACACCCATCCCACCTACCTAGCTTATATGCTGGAACATGATAAGCATGTGGCAAAAAGAACTTTAGTTTCTTTTCACACTTGCGGCGAGTTGTTAGTTGAAGACCTTCGACCTTACAATTAACTTCATCTTTTAAGATTAGTTTACATTTCATTCTTTTACTATACTATTAAGGTTTGATTTTGTCAATACTTATATAAAAAAGGGACAAGTAAGACTTCTTACTTGCCCCTGAGTTTCCTGTTAGTGTGAGTGAGAGTGACGCAGACAGAGGAGGTCCACTAACAGGTGGTTTATTAGGAACGTTTCATGCAGGTCATTTCTACATAACGCTTCCACTTATTGCCATTCATCTTTTTCAGATCGGCAATCTTTAGAACCATACGCAAACTCATCTCACGAAGTTTGCTACGGTTATCCGAAATATAATCAAGCAAATCATATTGCTCTTCTTGACTAAACTCATATTCATCCAACATACCATCTTGGACAATCTGCTTACAACGCAGGAATTTGTCACGCATTGTATCAAGCGTTAGGTCAAGATAGTGGCACCGTGACATGATAGCATCAAGGTGGTCTTTCATCTTGCCACGTGTTTTATCAAACTTGAGGTTCGTGATAAAGATAATCGAACCTTTGAATTCAAAGCGGTCAGGAATACCTTCCCGACGAAGAACAGAACTTTCACTGCGCCATGATAGGTAACGCTTTGGAGAACTATCCAATGCTGCTTTGAGCAAGTTGAGTGAAGTTTCATCATAAAGAACACTATCACAGTCATCAAGGACTAGAACACTGCCACGACCACTATAATCATAAAGCAGTTTAAAGAGACCAATGGCAGACGCAGCACCTTTTTCCATGCCGAATTTCATGCCAGTGTTACCAGTTCCGCCGCTCATTTTGTTCATTACTTCTGCTTCACGAACAACTTGCTCAACGCCGTAGGATTTGCCAACACCCGGAGGACCAGTGACAACCATCCCACGCACCACGCCATCACACGCAGCATAACTCATGTCTGTTAGGATATCGAAACGTTCACGCAAACGCTCCATTACCTGTTCGTCGGTTTCATTAATGACTTTGGTATCCATATCTTCTTTACTCACAAGATTGATACGAACTGGACGGTCAGGCAACCCATCATGGGCAGTTCCGTCAACAGTGATGAAATTGGATTTTTTACCGACCGTATAACCTTTCACCAAATTGAATACCGTATCATTGATTTGCATTTTGCCGTATGTTCCGTTACGAACTAAAACTTGTTCCATGGTTCTCACTCCATTGATGTGTTTCTGTCTACTCTTATACACTACCAAATAACGATTCGTTTGTCAAGCACTTTCTTCAAGTTTTACGTAATTAAATACACTTTCTTTACACTTGCTGAATTTGCTCACATCAAGTGTTTTGATTTTTCCTGTCATGGCAAACCGCTTACCTTCAATGAGACCAATAATATCAGGTTCACGATTAAAGAAGAACTTGATAATATTTTCATCATCAGTAACGCAAGTTACCAAATGGATACCAAACTTGTTGATATATTTTACATCTTTGATTAATACATCCAGTTTCAAGCGATCGCCAACTTTGCCAACAAATTCACTTTTGTTGCGCATATCATCAAACCATTCATCTAACGCATCCCGCTTTTTTTGAACACGAAAACTATTTGGAAGACTAGCAATAATACTAATCGCAAATCCATCTGCTTCATCTTTTGAAAGAATGTCACTAACACTAGTTTCGAAATTGTTGAGCGTTCCCATCAATTTTTTCGCAATCAAATTATTGCGCATAGTCTCTTTGATTTCTTCTGCCTGTTGTATTACCTCTTGTGAAATTTCTGGCATTTCATCATTGCCCACAAGAATATTCACAATTGCAGATTTATTGTCAAAAATTGATTTTTCATTTTTGTGGTCATAATAACCGTAACCACTTTTAATGAACCCCTGCTGTTTATCAACTACAATGGCAAGTTGAATAACTTGGTCAATAGGAAACGTAGTTTTGATTTTTTTGGACATTATGCTGCCTCTTTGAATGTTACGATATTCATCAGGTCTTTGACAAGTTGGCGACCTTCGTCGGTAAACAGAATTCCTTGATTCCATACCCAGTGTTCAACGCACTGTGCATTGTAGAAGTCTTCACCAGAAGTCATCCAACGAAGTGCAGTAGCACGGTCACCGGCACCAAGAGCAATAGTGTTTGTCACTTGTGTTTCAAAGTCACGCAACGCACGTGCTTCGTGTTCACGTTCAGCGGCAATGTTATCTTCTACAACTTGACACAGGTAGTCCCAGATTTGTTGGCGTTCTGCGTCTGTTGTAGTTTCATCGTAGAAACGATGACCACGAGGACGAAATCCATACGCATCTTTGTGTAGGTCGGAGAAGATTTCAGTAGAGAAAGTGTATTCAGTCATGGGGTTCTCCAGTATTAGACAATGAGTTCTGCTTTGGTCACACCACGCTTTTTTGACATAGCATAGAAGAAACCTTTTGCTTGCTTGTAAGTTTCAAACACTTTTTCGTGGTGATACTTGCCATAGAAGGAGTAGGTTACTTTGAACATCTTGATTCCTTTTCTCTCGCTTACCTTTATAATATAAGGTAAAACGCCTTACTTGTCAAGTGTTATGCTGCCGTTTTTTGATAATTTTTTATAGTTTCGTGCGTCATTACCCCAAGAATCCAGTTCTCTGCGGCATCTTCTACATACGCATAACTGTTGTTTGGGTATTCAATTTCACCGACACGTCTCTGGTTTTCATAGAATTCTACCACAAGAGTTTCGCCTTGTAATCCAATGTTTGCGGTTTTTGTGTCATTGCGAAAAGTTTTCAGAATTTTCATGTGTAATCCTTTTTGATATCTTTTGCTTCCTTGCGCAGTTTCTTAATAGTACTGCGCTTTATTTTCTGTTTTTTAACTTTTTGTTTTTTAGGGTCGTCGGTGTATTCTTTGACTGTTTCATCAATAGTGTTATTCATTGGGTATAGGTCTGGTTTTTTTGCCATTGTTATTCACTCCCTACACTATTTACTAATATAAGTGAGTTATATCATACTTCGTTCACAATCGCAACCCCAAACTGTCTCTTTCTGCCAAAATATATAAGTTCCAAGAACATTTCTTTTGACATATTTTTGTCTTCTGGAAAATCAAAATTCAATTTAACATGTTCTTTTTTATTTGTCAAGAAATTATAATTAAATTCAACAGTCTGCGGGTATTCATTTATATTTTTATATTGAATGTACATTTTTTTCTGGAATGAAAATAATTCTTCGA